TAAAAAAAATTACTAGAGAACCATTTGATGTAGATGAACTAACACAACACCAATATCCAGCAGTATTTATTCAATCTGGTAATGAGATTAGATCAGACGAGACTATGACCTCAACAACAATTACAAGACAAGCACAAGCAGATTTTATCTTAGTTGGTTTCGTAAAAGGTACAGATACAAACATTGATACCAAAAGAAATCAGCTTATAAGTACAATAGAATCTTCCCTTGAAGCCGATAGGACTAGAGGGGGATATGCAAAGAAAACTGAAATTGTAGAAGTATCTACAGATGAAGGAACTTTGTATCCAACTGGTGGTATCCGAGTAGTCGTGAGAGTAACTTATCACTATACTGCTGGAACACCTTAACAACTAACTTAGGAGAAAACCTATGGCAACACATACAGGCTCAGAAGGTACAATTAAGATTGGTGCAAATACTCTTGGTGAGTTAAGATCATTCTCTCTTGAAAGTACAGCTGAAACAATAGAGAAAACAAAGATGGGTGATAGTGCAAGAAGCTATGCAGTAGGATTAATAGCTTTCACTGGTACTGCTTCTGTTTTCTTTGATGAAACCGATACGGCACAAGGTTCTTGTGACGCTGGTGCATCAATAACATTAGAAGTCTATCCTGAAGGTGCTGATTCTGGTGATACATATTACTCAGGTTCAGCTATCGTAACAGGTAGAACAATCAACAGTTCATTTGATGGAATGGTAGAAATGGAAATATCATTTACAGGATCAGGTGGATTGACAGAAACAACAGTATAAGGAAAGCTAACGCATGAGTGTAATAGATAGAGTAAAAGAACATTTTGAAGCTAAAGGAATTAAGAAAATTGAAGTCGCTGAGTGGGGCGAGGAAGGCAAACCTTTAGAAATATATTGCAAACCATTTACATTAGGTGAAAAAAGAAACTTATTTAGAGGTGCTAAACAAGATGATTTAGCAGTTCTTGTAGATGCAATTGTATTAAAAGCTAGAGATAATGATAATAATAAAGTTTTTAAATTAGACGATAAAAAGGTATTGTTAAACAATGCTGATCCTGATGTGATAGCAAGAGTTGCAACAGAGATGTTGAACTCAGTAAGCATAGAGGACGCTGAAAAAAAGTAAGGCAAGATCAAGAGTTGTATTCCGTACTTGCTCTTGGCGAAAAATTGCATAAAAGTATGGAAGAGGTATTGAGTATGACTCAGGAAGAGTTTATGTATTGGGTTGCATACTTTAAAGTGAAGGCAGATAAGGAGAAATTACATAGTGGCAACAGATCGCCTTCAAATACGATTAGACGCAGTAGATAATACTAAACGTGCATTTGGTAGTCTTAAATCATCAATATTTAATTTAAGAAACGCATTAGCTGGTATTGGTATTGGTGTTTTTGTAAGAAGTTTAGTCAAAACAGGATCAGAAGTTGAGAACTTACAACAAAGGTTTAAATTTTTATTTGGGTCAGTTTCAGAAGGTAATAAAGCATTTAACACTTTAATTAACTTTGCGGCTAAAGTTCCGTTTTCTCTTGAAGAAATATCAGCCGCTTCTGGTAACTTAGCTGTTGTTTCTAAAGATGCAGAGGACTTAAATAAAATATTAAAAATTACTGGTAATGTTGCGGCTGTAACTGGTTTAGATTTTCAAACTACTGCATCACAAATACAAAGATCATTTGCTGGTGGTATTGCGGCAGCTGATGTATTTAGAGAAAAAGGTGTAAGAGCATTATTAGGTTTTGAAGCTGGTGCAACGATTTCAGCAGAAGAAACTATTAAAAGATTTGAAGAAGTTTTTGGTAAGAACGGGAGATTTTCAAATGCTTCAGACGAGTTAGCAACTACTTTTACAGGGGTTCTATCAATGCTCGGAGATAAAATCTTTAAGTTTAAAAAAGATGTAGATGATGCTGATTTTTTTGCCGCTTTTAAAGCACAGTTCAGAGTCTTAAATGATTTTTTAGAAGATAACGAAACACAAATACAACAACTTGCTCAACAACTTGGTAGAGCATTAGCAAACGCAGTAAGAGCAACAGCAGATGCAATATTATTTGTCAAAGATAATTTAGAAATATTTATTAATGTTATAAGAATATTTATCGGATTGGCATTTGCAAAAATTGTATTAGCACTTGCGGGTAAATTTGTAATATTAGCGGGAAATATTAAATTAGCTACACTAGCTATGATAAAATTTAATGCGGCAACAAGAAGAAACTTATTATTATTTGCTGGTGCTGTAGTATTAGGAAATTTAGATAAAGTTAGTAAAGGATTAAAAGCCTTAGGACGTACACTTGGTATTACTGGTAATGATTTTGATGATTTTTTTGATGACGCAGATGCACCAATGCCTTTAAGAAATATTGAAGAAGCGAATAAAAAATTAACTATGATGCAACAAATTTTAACCAAAGTAAAAGAAGCATTTAATCAAGCCTTTGGCAAATCTACTAAAGACAGATTAAAAGAATTTGGTGGTATAGTAAAAAAAGCATTTGAGGGTGTTACTAAAAGTATTGGTGATGCTGTAGCACAAACTGTTGTTTTTGGAAAATCATTTAAAGATACATTAAGATCCGCACTACAACAAGTTCTAGCACAATTTATATCTGGTCTTGTTACTATGGGAATACAAATAATACTAAACACACAGCTTATTAGAAAGTTTGGAAGTGCGATTGCGGGTGCTATGGGTGGTGGTAAAAGCGGTGGATTAGATATAGGTTCTATATTTAATATTGGTAAAAAAGCATTAGGCTTTGCAGAGGGTGGAAGTATTAAAGCTGGGCAACCAGCTATTGTTGGTGAACGTGGTAGAGAATTGTTTATACCACAAACAAGCGGAACAATAATACCAAATGAACAAATGGGTATGGGTGGTGCAAATATTAATTTTACTATTGTGGCTAATGATACCAGAGATTTTGACAGATTATTGATTGAAAGAAGATCAACGATTACTAACTTAATAAATCAAGCATTAAATCAACAAGGTAGAGTAGGATTAGTCTAATGAGTGGATCATACCCAACAACACCAGTTCCAAGATCAGCAAAAATATCATCACAACAAAATACGATTGTGTCTGTTACATCATCTGGCAGAAAACAAGCTAGACAAATAGACGGACAAAGATTTACTATCACTTTACAATATCCACCAATGAGTAGATCAGAGTTTTCACCAATCAAAGCATTTATTATGAAACAAAGATCACAACTAGAATCATTTACAGTTATTCCACCAGCAACAGAATCAGACGCACAAGGCACAGCTTCAGGCACACCAACGGGTACTGCAAGTGCTGGTGCTACATCAATCACATTAGGTGGTTCAGGTTCAGGAACTTTAAAAGCTGGAGATTATATCAAGTTTGCTAATCATAACAAAGTTTATATGGTGGTGGCAGATCAATCAGATATTTCTACAGGAACACTAACGATTGAACCACCACTTACAACAGCAGTATCAGGTGCAAACATAACTTTTGATGATGTTCCATTTACTGTATCTTTGACAAGCGATATTCAAGAATATAATATCGGTACTACTAATCTTTATGTATATGAATTAGATGTAGTTGAGGTATTGTAATGGCTAGAAGTTTAACGACAGCAGTTAAAACAGAACTAGCTACAAATCAACTTAATCCAGTAACACTAGTTTTTTTAGGTATTGGTTCTGGTTCAAGATTTACAGATCATTATAAAGATATATCTTATGACTCAAATACTTATACAGCATCAAGTTTACTATTAGGAATATCAGACGTATCTGAAAGTTCTAGTGTTGCTGTAGATTCAATGACAGTTGTTTTTACAGGTGCAGACCAAACAATTATATCTTTATTGTTAAACAATGATTACATGGATAAAGAAGCAGAAGTTTACAAAGGTTTTTTAGATGCTAATCAAGCATTAATTGCTGATCCATTTTTATTATTTAAAGGACGTATTGAATCTTTTGCTATTGACGAAGATGCTAATTCATCACAAGTATCAGTAAGTATAGCATCACATTGGTCAGATTTTGAAAAAGAAAAAGGTAGAAAGACAAATACTAATTCACAACAATTATTTTTTAGTAGTGATGTTGGTTTTGATTTTGCATCACAATCAGTAAGAGATATTAAATGGGGTAGGTTATAATGCAAGAGGTGGTTAATCTTTATAGGCTATATCCAAAGTATAATAATATTAGTGATGCTGAATTAAGATTATATCTTATGCCTAGTATGAAACTAAGACAGTGCAAAACACATTATGAAGATGAAGAAGTTATAGGTTTTACAAATTGGGCTTTTTTATCTGATGAAGCACAAAAAAGATTTAAAAAAGAGGGTTGGTTAAAAGAAGAAGAATGGTTAAGTGGGAATCACATTTGGCATATAGAGACAATATGCAAACGTAATTTAAAACAAATTATTAAATGGACAAAAAGAAATTTTGCAGAAATATATGGTGTTGGCAAAGCTATTAATTGGTTAAGAGTTGATAACGACAAAGAGATAAGAAATGTTGTTAAAATACATACAAAAGAGAGTTGGTTATAATGGGTGGTGTTGTAGGAAAAGCAGTCAGTGTAGCAGTTGGTATTGCAAAAGGATTTAGTGCCGCTAAAATTATTGGTGGTATCGTTTTAGGTGCGGCGGCAACAAAAGCTATTGGTTGGATATTACCAAAACCAAAAATAGATGAATTTGACATACCACAATCAGAAACAGCACAAGGTGTATTAATTAACAAAGCATCTAATAATGCTCAAATACCTGTTGTTTATGGAGAAAGAGAAATAGGTATTACTAGAGTATTTGTAGAAACATCTGGTACAGATAATCAATACCTTTATATGGCGGCTGTATTATGTGAAGGTGAAATAAATTCAATAGAAGAAATTAAAATAGATGACAAAGCTGTAACATGGGCTGGTGCATTAGCACATCACGCAACAGTAGAAGTTAATAATTCAGATAGTAATTTTTACAAAGATGGTGCAAGTTATATTCAAGTAGAAACATTTTTAGGTAAAGACGGACAAACTGCATCTGATATTTTATCTAACTCTACGAACTGGGGTACTAATCATAGATTAAGAGGTGTTGCTTATCTTGCTTTTAGATTCAAATGGAATCAAGATATTTTTGGTTCTTTACCAGATATAAAAGTTAAAATAAAAGGTAGAAAAGTTTTTGATCCTAGAGATTCATCTACAGCCTTTTCTGCTAATTCTGCATTATGTTTATTAGATTATTTAAGAAATGACAGATATGGAAAAGGTTTAGCTGATTCTGATTTTGAATCTAGTTTTTCTTCTTTTGCTACTGCAGCTAATACTTGTGACACACAAGTTACTCCATTTTCAAGTGGATCAAATATTAATTTATTTGAAACTAATGCAGTTGTAGATACATCACAAAAACTAATTGAGAATGTAAAAAAACTTCTAAATCCAATGAGAGGAATATTTACTTATAACAGTGGAGTTTATAAATTAATTATAGAAGGCACAGGATCGGCTACTTACACTATTACATCTGATAACGTAATTGGTGGTATTAAAATAAATGGTGAAACTAAAAACAATAAATTTAACAGAGTTATAGGTACATTTGTAAATCCTGATAAAAACTTTCAAGAAGATACAGTTTCTTTTCCACCAGCAGATGACTCAGGTTTAGCTAGTGCAGACCAACACGCAACAATGAAAACAGCAGATAACAATACTGAGTTATTAGGTAATTTTGATTTTCCAGCAGTAACTTCACCATATCAAGCAGAAGAACTTTGCGAGATTATTTTAAGACGATCAAGAGATGCATTGGCAGTACAATTAACTTTAACATCAGAATTTTTAGAAATTACTGTAGGTGATATTGTTAATCTTACTTATGCTACAGCCGCTTTTAGTGCAAAACCTTTTAGAGTTATTGATCTTACTATTAATGCAGACTTAACTGTAACAGTTGAATTAGTAGAACATCAAGATTCAATTTATACTTACGCAACAAAAACACAAGCACCGACAATCGCTGATACGAGTTTACCAAATGTAAATATAGTACAAGCACCAGCGAGTGTAACTTTAGATGATACTTTAATTGAATATAATGATGGAACTGTAATTGTTGCTTTAGATATTACAATCGGTGCATCACCAGATAACTTTGTAGATTTCTACCAAGTAGAATATAAATTAAGCACAGATTCAAATTTTATAATTTATGCACAAGGTTCAGGATTAAATCACAGGGTTTTAAATGTAATTGACCAACAAGTGTATGATGTAAGGGTAAAAGCTGTATCTAGTTTAGGAGTTTCATCAACTTATGTAACAGCACAAAGAACTATTGTAGGTGCTATTGCACCACCATCAGATGTAACTGATTTTTCATGTAATATTCTAGGACAAGAAGCACATTTAGGCTGGGAACAAATACCAGATTTAGATTTAGCATTTTATAATCTAAGGTTCTCAGAAGAAACTGATGGAACTGCTGATTGGCAAAACTCAGTTGCTTTAGTAGAAAAGGTATCAAGACCAGCAACGTCAATATCTGTACCAGCTAGAACAGGAACTTATCTTATTAAGGCAGTAGATAAATTAGGTAACTTTAGTTCTAATGCAACAGCGATTATTTCAAATGTTACTGGTGCTTTAAATTTTAACGCAGTTGCTACACAAGCAGAACACCCTACATTTGCTGGAACATTAACAAATACAGTAATCACAGACAATGCGATTGAGTTAGATTCTTCAGAATTATTTGATGCGGCTACTGGAAACTTTGATGATGAGACGACAAGATTTTTTGATTCAGGTGTTTCTAATTCTGATTTTTTTGCAAGTGGTAATTACGAATTTGCTAATGTGGTTGATATAGGTGCTAAACATACTGCGAGAATTACAGCATCTTTGACACAAACATCAGATAATCCTGATGATTTATTTGATAACAGAACTGGTAATTTTGACAGTGCTTCTTCAAACTTTGACGGAGATACACCAGCAAACTGCAACGCACATATTGAGATTGCAACTTCAGACGATAATGTAACATACACAGATTTTAGAGCATTTGTTATTGGTGAATATACCGCTAGATATTTTAAATTTAGAGTAGTCTTAATTTCAAGAGATGGTGCTTCAACACCTGTGGTCTCAGAAGTTACAGTAACAGTTGATATGCAAGATAGAATATTTAGTGGAAATGACGTAGTTTCAGGAACAGGAACTAAATCAATAACATTTACTAACCCATTCAAAAGTGCTAATTATGCAGTGGGTGTAACAGGGCAAGGTATGGCAACAGGAGATTATTTTACTGTTTCAAACAAAACAATTAATGGTTTTGATGTTGCATTTTTTAACAGTTCAAATACAGGAGTATCTAAAACTTTTGATTTTATTGCAAAAGGATTTTAAAAGGAGTATAAAAAAACATGGCACAAGCAACAGATTTTACAATAGCAAACCAATCGTTTCCAAGTTTTAGAACTGATTTAAATTCAGTTTTATCGGCTGTAAATACAATGAACTCAGGAACATCAAGACCA